CCTCGACGCCCCGCTCCTTCGACGACTTCGGGTGGTCGGCCGGCAGGAGGTCGTTGTCGGTGACGTACTTCGCGTCCTGCGGCCTGCCGTTTCGCAGGAGGTACAGGTAGGCGTTCACGCGGGCCATCGCCCACGCTCCGCGGCTCACGCCCGGGCGGTGGCTGGTCGAGTACGCCCCGGCGCCACGCCTGTAGACCGCGAGCAACTGCCCGAGCGTCGTCCGAGACCACGACGGCTTCTCGTCCTCACGCATGGCCTCGTTGTGGTCGCGGACCTTGTTCTGGAGGCCGGCTCGAACCGCCTGCGACACGGCGATCCGGCCGCTCGCGTTCTTCGCCGATCCCTCCTTGTTCGCGTCGCTGCCCGTGATCCGGTCCTTCGCTGGGGCGGGCGTCGACTGGGACTTGTCGCCGGCGGCACGGTCCTCGTCGTCGTCCTCATCCATCTCTGGCTCCGGCTGGTCGGTCTTCGTGAGTTCCGAGACCATCACGGCGACCATGTAGTCTTCCGGCTCGCCGTCGTCGAACGGAGTCACCACGGCCAGCGGCGCCTCCGGCGTCGCCGTCATGCCTTGGATCGAGCCTTCTCGCATGATGTGCTCGACGCGGCCGATGCCGCCGTCCCACGCGACGAAGTCGCCTTCGGAGAGTTCGTCTGGGGAGGCTCGCTCTGAGTTTGCGGCGGGAGGTTCGGGGATGGCCTGCGGCGTCCGAACTTCGCTCTCTCGCTGGGCGAGAGAGCGACGCTGCACCCACTTCTCGCCGCCGTCGCCGCCGGCCAGCATCCACTCGACCCACGCCGGCGAGCCGGACCAGCCGACGGAGCGGACCTCGTGGCACCGCTGATGCGTGCCGGCGAGGAACTCGACCTCCTCGACGGAGAGAACCTCGCGCTCCGCGATGCGTTCGGCGACCGCGACGAGCCGCTCGTCGAAGTCTCCGCGTGACTTGGCGGCCCGCAGACCCTTCCGAGCCGCGTTCGCCATCGTCTGATTCGGCCGGAAAGCGTCGCCGAGGGCCATTTCGATCGCCCGACGGCTCACGACAACACTGGACGCCTCGTAGGCAGGCCGAACCACTGGCCCGACGTCGTCGAGGAGTGCGATCGAGCGGATTTCTCGCCGGCGGATGCCTCGTTCGTCCGTGCTCCACGAGTCTCCGCCGCTCCGAGAGATCGCGAACGCGAAACTCGAGCCGGTGACGTACCCACCGGAGACCAATTCGACGACCTCGTCGGCCGTTTTCGTCTTCGGCGGCATCATTTCGTACCGCAGGCCGTATGGATCGGCCTTCAGGCGGAGCGAACCGTTCGCGGAACGCGCCAAAAGCATGTTTTTGTCGTGGTTGAACACGCCGACGACGTCTGGATTCGTCTTCAAGACGTCATCGAACGCCCGCGGGTGGATGGTCTCGATGAAACCACCCAAATCTCTCGAAGGCGACTGGAATACGGCCGCATACCCGACGATGACGGGCCGCTTTTCGCCGCCGTCGACCTCGCGGTACTCGATTGCCGTGTCCGACGCGGTGATCCGGCGCTCAATTTCGTTCGCGGACATCGTTCTCCTCCTCGAAATGAGCCTCGAACCAGCGATCGGTGACCGTTTCGTAGGGTTTTCCGCTGCGATGACAGTCCAAAAGCAGGTCTTTTGAGCGCTCTAGCCACGATACCACGAACGAGTCAATGTCTCGACCAGTAGCGTTTGCTGCGTCGAGTAACTCTTCACGCAGTTTTTCCTCGACTTGGCCGAACCATTGCGTGATTTTCTCCGCTTTCGACCGACGGGCGAGGATTCCGTCGGCTTCGACGGCTGCGATGCGTCGGAGAGTCGTGCGGAAAAGTGCTTCGGATGCGTCGATGGACCGATCGGCTTCGGCTTCCGCTGGCGGTTGGTCGCCGTCTTGCTGCTCTGGAGGCTGCTCCTCGGCCGGGAGGCTGGTCGGGGCGGCTTGGGGCGGCTGGCCGTTCGGTGTTTCAAGGGTAAAAGCGTCCAGAAGTTGCATATTGACCTGCACGAACCGCTTCTTGCCGAGGTCGCCGGGGAGCGGGTTGTAGCCGATCTCTGCCCGGTACTCGTCGACATCGAGGGCGCCGGTGTTGAACGCCTCGCGGAGGTACGTCGAGCGGGCCGCGTAGTCGCCGGCCATGAGCGAGTTCATATCGAAGCCGACGAAGTACGTCTTGTCGTCCACCACGAGGTCGCGGCGGCACGCCAATTCCCACCGCCGGCACCACGGCATGATGCTGAACGTCTTGTAGTCGATCGCCGCCTGCTCCACCGTGCTGTAGCGGACGTTCGACAGGTCGCCGACCAGATGTGGCGGCACCCGGTAGGCCCGGCAGACCTCCTCCAACTGGAATCGCCGCGTGGATATCAACTCGTTGTCCGCGTTGTTGACCGGCTCGCTCTTCTTCTTGAAGCCGAACGGCATCACTACGGTTTTGAACGCCTTTTCCGGCCCGCGATGAGCCTCGTCCCATTGCTGGCGGAACCGCTGGAGCGACTCAGGCTTGTGGGCCTGATCGACCTCGATATAGGTGCCGATCGACGCGCCGTTGCCGAAGAACGCGCTGGAGTGCAGTTCCGTCGCCCGAGCGAGGGCGATCGCGTCCTTCGACAAGGCCGTGGGCACGTAGCCTCGCACGCCGTCCGATGACATCCACCGCAGGTGAAAAATCTCGTCCTGCCGGTACTCCGTCGGCTGCTGGGTCGGGTCGGCCACGGTCGCCGGCTCGCGGTAGTAGTACCGCAGTTTGCCGTTCTCGAGCCGCTTGACCTCCATCCGCGACGGGTGGAGCGGGATCAACTCGTCCACGGCGCCGCGGCGGATGCTGCCCTTGATGTGGGCGTAGGCGCTCCCCCACAAGAGAAGCCACGACTGCATGAGTTCCTTGAACTCGAACGACGTCATCCACGAGTTGGGCTGGTAGGCCAGAATCTCGTGGAGCGGCTGGTCGTCGGCGATCTCCTTCCCGCCGCCCGGGAGCCGGCGGTACAGGTTCGTCGGCATCGCCGCGATCGACTCCGACAGGAGCCGGACGCAGGCCAGCACGGCAGTGCATTCAAGCGCCGTCTCCGGCGAGACGTGGACGCCGGCGGCCGTCTTCCGCGACTCCGCGATCTCCTCGAAGACCCGTGACAGGCTCTGCGACCGCAGCGACAAGAGGCCCGTGTACGGCGCTTCGTCCATGTCAGAACACCATCAGTTCGGGTTCTTCTTCGGGGCCGCGGGCCTCGCCGGCTGCCAAGCCGAGAGCCATGATCAATGCAACCGCGGCGTCGATGCGGGCGGTCGCCTTCGAGTGAGCCTTGGTCGGCTTGATGTTGCCCGCGTCGTCCATCTTGACCTGCATATTGGAGACGTGGAGGGCGAGAGCGGGGTTCATTCCGTGCCTTATTTTGCGGCTCAAAGTGAGCGCTTCGAGCGCCTTCGTGGGCGCGCTCATGGAGGCGTATCCCTGTCCATACGGCTTGACATCGACGCCTTCCGCGACCAGTTGCGTGGTGATATGCACGGCATTCCAGCGGTCGATAGCCACGCCGCGAACCGCATTCTTCTCGCAAAACGAGAGAACGTAGTCGCGCACCACGTCGTAATCAGTCACGCTACCCTCTGTAATTGTACAGAATCCGTCTTTCGCCCACTGACGGTACGGCGCCTCGTCGCGGTCGGCGCCCTCCTCCGGCACGAAGATGTGGGCGAACGCATCGAACGTCCCGTCGTGGACGCCGTACTCGTCGACGCCCGGCCAGACCGCCGCGAACGCGGTGGTGTCGCTCGTGCTGGAGAGGTCGAGGCCGCAGTAGCACGGCCGAGTCTCAGCCGGCCGCAGCGGCTCGCCGCAGGCTTCCCACAACCCGGTGCGGAAGAAACGATTCGCCCCGTTGCTCACCCACTGGTTCAGGTAGAGCGTGCGGAATTTCATCTCTTGGGCGACGCTCTCGCGGGCGAGGGCGGCCTCCCGCTCCATGAATTCCTTCCGCACGGTGATGCCGTAGTTCGGCTGGGCCGCCCGCCACGTCTCCTCCGAGAACGGGTCGGCGTCGTCATCGGCCGCATAGATGCAAGGCAGGAACGTGGGGTCGTTGATCAGGCCGTCGCGGACCTTCAGCGCCCGCTGCCACTCGTCGTAGCAGGGGCCGACGCGGTCCATCCCGGCCGTCGTGATGTAGATCACGAGCGGCTCGTCCCGGGCACCCATGCCGCTCTCGAGGACGTCGATCAGGTCGCGGTTCTTTTGGACGTGGAATTCGTCCACGATGACGACCGAGGGGTTGAAGCCGTGCTTCCCCTTGTGTTCGCTCGAGAGGAACTGGATCGTCGACTTGTTGTGCGGCATGACGATCGACTGCTTGTATATCTTGCAGCGTCGGTGCAGGCCGGGGCAGGACTCGATGTACCTCGAGCACGCCGTGAACAGGAGGCTGGCCTGCTTGCGGTCGCCGGCCGCGATGAGAATCTGGCCGCCGTCGGCCCCGAAGAACGCCTCGTAGGCGCCGATGACAGCGGACAGGGCCGTTTTGCCCTGTTTTCGCGCGAGGGCGAGCAGGGACCGCTGATACTGTCGCTTACCGTCCGGCCGCTTGGTGTTGAACAAGCGGTCAAGATATTCATCCTGCCACGGCTCAGGAATGAACGGCTGGCCGGCGAACGGCGCTTCCGTGTGCTTCAGGAGGCGAGCGAATTCGCGAATATCAACCCGACGCGACATCGTCGAACATTGCATCCACGGGGTCGTTGACCACCTTCACCGCTCCGTACCCGAGGCGGGTGCGGTCGGCGGGGGTCAGCCCGAGGACGGTCTCCAACTGCCGGAGTTGGTCGTGGCAGTGGTTGCTCTGCGACTGCCACTTGGTCGGCCGGCAGAACCGCAGGGAGCCGTCGGGGGCTAGAACCTCCCTCCAGCATTCGCCGGTTTTGGCGAGATGCTGCTCGGCTTCCTGCCATTTGTCCCAAGTAATCGCGTAGCGGGCGATCACCTGCACGTCCGACTCGGCCAGCGTGCCCATGTTCTGGGCGAACTGGCAGACGAGCGTGAACATGGCTTTCGCCGCGGGACGAAGCCACTCTGGAGGCTCCGGCAACGCAGCCATCTTGGTGCCAAGTTCCTCGCGGTACTTGGCCTCCTTCGATCCTCGAATCTGGAGGATGTGCTTCGGCGTTGGTGCTGGGCCTTTTGCCATGCCATGAAGTCTAGTTGGGACGCCTACCCGGGTGCAAACCAGTCCAGCGTCAGCGGCCCCGCAGGAGGCTCGAGGAGCGAAAAGGCCGAAACCAGCAAAAAGGTAGCACCGCCGCGAACGCACGCGACGGGGAACGTGCGGTCTGCTTTTGAAACCCCCCGGAGCGGTGCCCCCCCTATCGTAGGGTGCTATAACTTTTCAGCCCCCGGCGGACAGTTTGCACGATTGCAAAATTGAACGGCCGTACACTAGCAGAGGCTACTGCCGACCACAATATATGGTGGTCGCGTCTGCTCGATTGCCACTACATTTTGTGTGGCTTGACGGGCGGCGCATGCCGATATACTTGACGCGACGTCGGCCGATGGTACGGCAGACGAACAAAAGAGGGTTTCAAGCATGATCCGCGACAATATCGGCCGTTTCGCTCGTGCCATTTATTGGCAGGTCTTCGGAACATTCTCGAAAGGCACGAAAGGAAGCCTATCGTTGAACTTCGGTCAATCCGGCGGCGCCAACTGTGCCACTAGTTGTCGACATCACCCGATACACTTCGCCGCCGGCAGCGAACGCGAGGGGGAAGATGGAGAATGCTACGCGATCGTGGTAGAGCGCCGAGCCGATCGTGCGCAGTTGGCGAATAAACTAGAGCGACACGAAAGCCTTCCTGCTTCGACGATTGTCGGTCGGGCGCTCGTCGAATTCGGCGCACTAGTGCTCCGCGGGATCGTCCCTCCGTGGTTGCGGATCAGCACTAACGGCGCGGTGCCTGCGCCGGCGGCCGCGATTGCCGACCGCCGTTTTATCCCCTTGTTGCGCCAACTGTTGGCAGCCGCGAAGAAGGCTGAGACACCCGTACACTTCCCGGTCGAATCCGCGGAAAAAGCAGCGTTTTATCGGCAGCATGTTGGGGACTTGGCAGTGGTTCGAGAATCAATTCAAACCCCGAGAATGAATCCCGAGACGATTGCAAATCACCCGATATCGGCCGGGGCGTGTTCGTTCACCGCCGGCGAGGAGGTGCCAGCGGGCCCGGGAAAACGGAATCGCATCCTCGCGGCTGCTGCGGCTGCTGCTGCGGCATGGTCGGCGCGAACCGGCCGGAAAACAATCGTATGTCCGGCGGTTCGCGTTTCGTTCCTGTCTCGCACGAAAGCCGGGCGCGGTTCGCGGGATGCCGCCGCGGTCAAAGCATGGCGAGATGGCGCGAGGTGCGGATCGTGCCGTGCCTGTAGCCTGGAAGTATTCGACATCGTCTACCCCGCGCACTGAAAAGACGAGCCGACAATTCGCGGCCGCGGGAAAGCGTAGGCTTCCCGCGGCCGCGTTCGTTCGAGCGACACGACCGGCCGGGCCTCTCGCGGGCTTGTGCTGGCCGAGGCGCCGATCACCTGACCAGTTCGAGCGACACGACCGG